CTTTGTAATAAGGTTGAGATGTCTTGTGTTAATACAGTTCCTGTTTCACAGTCTCTCCATCTTACTTGTAATCCTTCAGGTATTTCTTCATATGTGGTTGAGAAACATAAACAGTTACTAGGTGTAACCGAAGGAGTGGGTGTTGGTTGTAATGTACCTGTTTGAGTTTGTGTTTGTGTAGGAGTTACTGGTAATGTACCTGTTTGAGTTTGTGTTTGTGTAGGAGTTCTTGTTGCCGTTGGAGTTAAACCAGGACATACCGTACCCGTAGGAGTTTGCGTTGGAGTGATGCTTGGAGTTATACTCGGTGTTGCCGTTATACTTGGAGTGGGAGTTTGCGTAAATCTCATTACTTATAAATATCAGTTTTTAACAAGGTGTTCCTAGTGAGGTTATTGTAAAGGCAGCTAAGTCAGCATAAGGGAAACCTGGTAAGATACTTCCTTGTTGAACGCAGACACCAAAGGTTAATGGACTTGAAGCCGTATAAACATATTCATAATTTACAGAACCATCACAAGTAGTATATTTCAACCATCCGTTATCAGTAATGTTTATTATTGTGTTTATATAACAATTAACACTTCTCGTTGGACTTGGGGTCATCGTGGGTGTAGGTGTGGTTTGTGTTGATGCAGGTGTTCCCGTAGGTGTAGGCGACAAGAATGGTGTTAAGGTGGGGGTAGGCGTAGGTAATGGTGTTGCTACCTCACAATCAACTACATCTTGGTTTACACAGATGGTAAATGTATCACCTGTAAAGTTTCCATAGTTCATACATACATCAAACGCTTCATTAGGGTCTAAAGTCCAAGATGAAGTTGTACCACTACAAGTTTCAAAATAGAATGTAGAACGACTAGTTCCTGTGTTTGTTATTTGGTAAGTATCACAATTAGTTGTACCTGTTTCAGTAAATTCATCGTATGGTGGTACGAAATAATTTGGAAACTCAACGTTGATAGTACAACCTGTTCCCGCAAAATAAGGGTATAATCCAAATCTACCACTTAATGAATTTGCCACCTCACTAAACAAATATGGTGTGGTATATTCATAATCAGGGTTAAATTCAGTCTGTACTACTTTATAGGTGTATCGGTTTTCCGCCTCACCTAAAACTACTATGTATTGACCTTCAAAAGCGTATATGTGATAAATTAAGTCTGTTGTTGTATGTATAACTGGTCTATCACAATCACAAGGTATTAGGTCATAAAACCTAATAGGGAATGGTGTGTAGTCTCTGGTTAGTTTAACCAACTCAACATTACATAAACCAGGTTCTATTAAACTCAAACCTGATATTTTGTTAATTCTCCAATAAGCGTTCTTAATTATAATCTTTTCGTTGTAGTATAGTTGTGATACTTCCCACGGAGTAAGATACATCTTACAAGACATAATCTTATTCTCAGGTGATGTAAGGTCATCTATATAATCTCTATAAAAGATATCATATTGAGTTGCTACTTCAGGATAAATAAGTTCATCAGGGGTAAATGCGTCTGTTGAATTATAAGTGAGGTAGTGGGAGAACCCTGTTAATGCAAATGGATAAGTAGTTAATCTATTATAATTTTGGTAATACGCAACGGGGAATGCATCACCACCAAATCTTACATACCAAGAGTTTTGCCCAACGGCATCATTTGTTAAAGGAAATCCTCTAAAAGCGACTCTTGGTAATGAACGGAATGGTCTAAATTCAAACGATACCTTACCATTTGAACTATTTTGTTTCGTAATGAAATAACAACTCAAAGCTGGATTTGTAGTGCCTGATGCATTTAGGTAATAATCTGTGTTTTGACCTAAGGTCTGTGTTAGATTAGTTTGTGCGTTCTTATAGTCTTCACCTAAATTGATGATGTTTTGCCCAAAAATTAAATTAGACCTTGTATTAAACTGAGTGTTAATATAGTCCTTATCCATTTTGTTCGCTAAAAATATCGACCCGTTGATGATTGACGAGGTAGGGGTTAAAGTGATTGAGGAGTCCCAATCAACTTTACTAGTCCAATCGAGGACTTCTCCTTTACCTATATAATCAATCATAGGTTCAACAATTAGCGTATTTGGTTTAATAGGGTGCTCCACTACCACAAGATTAAACATCTTGTTAATATTTTGTATAAAGTCAATTTGTTTGATTTCACAGGACATCTCCTCGTTTAATTTAATATACGTAGGTAATGCTTGAGACTGACCGATAACTGTAAGTCTAACATCAATATATTTGAAATCTGCTACAGGTGGCAAAGCTACAATCATATAATCAAATCCATTATATAAACCTAATGTACTAAAGGTTGTTGAGGTAAACGAGTTTTCAGCTTGAATACCTGTAGTAGCGTTATAACCATATAATGTTAAAGATGTTGGAGGGGAAGTTTCATTTGTAAAAATTCTATCAGGGCTAAGTTCTGTACCATTAACAATAAGAACTTTGGCATCACCTAATGTTACTGGGTCAAAATCTCCCGTTGGACTACCCAAGTATTCACTAACAACACTTAAAGCTATTTTATATTGTCCTTGTGGAACCTTAAACATAGCATAGTTAAGTCCTTCAACAAGAGGGTCTGCAGGTGGATAGGCGGGGTTATATCCAAGGTTTTCATATACTATATCAATAGGATATACAACATCTAATGTTGTTGCTGGATTAGGAAAAATTGCAACAGAAAACGATTTCCACGACTCACCAAAACTACTACTGGTTGTTCCTGTTGTGTTAAAAAACTGAAACTCATATTTCTTTGACTGTGATAGATAAACTGACTCTGTGTTAAACGATAGGGGTAAGTATTGTCTTGCAAAATAATCTGTCGCAAAAAACTCACTCTCAATCGTATAACCAGCATCACTCATAATAAGTTCGTATAGTTTTCTTACACGAAGGTTAGGTATTAAGTAGGCTAAGTTTACAGCATTTGGGTATCCACCTAAACTATCCCAATAATCAAAAAATCCTGGTACTCCTGAGAATGCTAATACAGGTGTGTTTGCGGTATCAATATCTCGTATATCATTAAACGTATTACCTGTATAGTCATAACCTCTTTGGGCTAACATCAAATTAACATCACCATTTACGGTAGAGTTATTTACAAATGGTTCATAAAATCCAGTACCATCTAATTCATTAAGAACATTTATATTTTGAAAACTCGGGTCATCAAGCCAAAATACGTTATCGGTTAATCCTGAAACATAATAATTAACAGGGGTTGTATCGACCTCACACAAGGCTTTATCCCCTATGTTTGCGACAACATCCCCCACCGCATTATAGAAACTAACGGAGTATATTTTTTCTGTCTTATTGATGGATACAGAGTTCATACGAACATACCCATTATAGAGTTCAAATCCATCGTATAATAAGTCAGCCTCAAACTTCTTTTTAGGGTTCCAATCCAAATAGACAGAATTGATATCAAAGAAATAGTTAAATATCTCGTTGTTGTTCTTACTACCTGGCACTCTAAACTCCTTAGTAAATGCGCTGTTCTTTTTAGTGATGTCTTGTATCTCGGCAAATGAAACTTCTATGTCTATAGTTTCATTACCAAACAAATCTAAGTATCTTTGTTTTCCTTCTACGTATGTTCTAATTTGTAATCCCATATATTAACCTTGTGTACGGTATCTTTTTACGCTAGCATAGTTTAATGTGAATGTATACTGAAAAATCTTTTCATATCTACGTTGGTATTTCTGTAATGACTTCTCCTCAATAACCACAGGTATAAGGTATTCATATAATCTTATCTCTTGTAAACAAGACTCACAGTTCTCGATGTCGTGTATACAACGAGGTATCATACCAGTACCTTTTATAATATATACCTCAGGAGAGAAAAATAACTCCTCTACGATAGAAACATCGTTATCATCCATAAACCAAGACTGGCAAGTTACCTTAAAATCACCCTCTTGGTCGTATACATTTGTTCCACGTTCATAAGAACCCCTTGAATAGAATTGTTTGTTTAATGAAGCTTCTTTACGATATGTCTTACGTTCAACCTCAAATGTTGTGGTTGATTTCTTACCAAATGTGTAAGTATCCCACTGCCCTCTTCCATTAAGGAATAATAGGTGAACGGGGTTATTAAGACAGTCATAAGGTTGCATCATAAACTCTAACACCTCACTACTCCTTGCACTAAAAGATAAGTCCTCTGTGGTTGGGGTGGTGTAGAAACAAACCTTCTCTGCTTGTGTAGGTATAATGTTCGTTCCTTGTGCAGTTACGTTATATGGTAGGTAAAATACCCCCATCTTGAATAAGTCCCACACGTTGTATAGTGTCGAGTCATTCGCTGTATATGCTGAGAATGTATATGGTGTATCGGCAAATAATGAAGCTCTTGATACTAAAGCTTGTGTTTGATTATTAAAGTAATCATTCTGTCCGTCAAGAAACGATACGATGATAGGACAATCAGGGTGATGCATTCTAGTTCGCATCGCGTGTGATACGATATCAGGTTGACTTAATGTCTTGTAAAATCTACCCGCAGCATTCAAGAACTCTCTTGGGCCACAAGTTGTATCATCCCCTTGGTGTAGGTCGTATCTAAATAAATTGTAGTAATAGAATGACTGATTATTAACTTGGTAAAAGTTAGGTGATTGTGTATAACCTGACCCTAATGTTGCTCCTGATAAATAAGGTGCGGGGATAAGTGTGTTATCCACACCAGGAAATATGTTAATAGGTGCTGGTTGATATGAAGCTAGTGGGTCAATATCATATACGATTGATAGTAAGTTCGTGTCTTCGTATTCACACCCCACAACTACTTTATATTGTTCTATGTGCCATAAGGTCTCAACATCAGGGTTGATATCACCATTAGGCCATAGGTTATAGGCGTTATAAGTTCTTGTGTTTGCAGCGTCACTTAATGTAATGATAGAGTTTTCCTCAGCCACAAAGTTCAAGTATGGATAAGTTGTACCAGACATTCTCGGGTTGGCATTAAGGAAGTTTCTTACTACCTCTTCCAAATCAACTATGGCTTTACCATAACTGTTTGGTCTTACTTTTAATCTGGCATTTGGTTGTGGGTTACCACTAAAATCTAAACTATCAGGACGGAAGTATACGTCGATGATGTACTTGAAATTTTGTAATGTATAACCTGACGATGAAAAAGTCCAAATATGTTCCGCATTCGTTGGTGTGATTGTTAGCGGGGACTGGTCTATATTGATTATTACGCTCATTTTATTATGTGTTTGGTTCTTTTAATATGTCTGTAAAGAAGTTTTGCATATCAATACCGATAGCCTTAACTGCATCTTTTTCAAACTCTTTGGCAAATTCTGTAAAGGCATCATCATAGAAGTTGGTAGGTCTAATACCAAACTTCTGTATTGTTTTTGATATGGCAAATGCTGTCCCCTTAATATTAAACTTTTGGAACTTACCTGTCTGTGCATTTTTGTTTAATCCCTTGGCTCTTATCCAAGCCATCAAAGGTTTAATAGGAACGTATTTACCTGGTTTTCTACCATCGTTTACGTTCTGCCAATAGTCCAACATCTTTACAAGTATTTGGTTCGTGGCGGGGTTAAAAGATACGTTGATGGAGTTGTATAGATTACCTGTCTTGGTCTTCATATTTCTAACCCCCTTAAACTTGGAACTTCTTGTTCCATTATAACCTGGTGCATAAGGGTAAGGTTCCGCTAAAGTTTTCTTTAACGACTTTTGGAAACTCTCTGCGAGTCCCTCCATTACTTGATTATATTGTTCTAAAGGTATCTGTTGCATTATTCACTTATTCCGTCACTATTGTTATCACACGGTGGAAACTCCGCGTATGGTGCGATACATCTGTTTATTGCATCAGGTACTCTAATTCTAATCTTACCAGCCCAACCTTCAACGTAGTCATCGTATGCCTCACTAAATGGAGTCATTTGGATAGGGTAGTCGACATCAAGATTACAATAACACTCCATACCTGTAGCGTATTTAAGTTGCGCTATTACATCTTTTAGAATGTCTAATGTATCACTACTCACATCTATTTGGTTATCAAAGTTCTTGGTATTCATAATATCCATTATTAGGATATTAAAGTCATATACGGTCTCTCTACCATCTGTTGTAGCTCCATCAGTAATAACCCACATAGATGGATAGTATGGTGCTCTTCTTGGGTCATTCTCAACCTTTAATCGTTCTTCTGTGTTGTAAATAAGTTGTTCTATCGAACCTTCACCCCACGATTGTATTTGTTCGTGATACGTTCCTAACTGACGTAGTAAGTCTAGTATTTTTTTGTAGTTATAATATCCAACGGTATTCGCCATAATTAAAATCTTTTTTGTGCCATTAAGGACTTTTGTTGTTCTCTAAATTTTATTTCGTTAAGGTCTTTTGTATATGATAAATAGTTCAAGACGAACACTAACGGATACGTAGTAATTTCTTGCACTTTTGTGATGTCTTCATTAGCCAAAGAAATAACTGTCCCAAGCCAACCCCAAAATTTATTAAAATCTTGAATTTCACGACCAGCCAAATCATCTTCAGTATCATCTTCGACCTGTGACGTAAAGAGCCCCTCAAATTGCCTCGTAAGGCTCTGTCTAAACGCAAAAAAAAACCACTCGCACCATTCACATATTTGACTGGTAGTTTCTTGAACTCTTCAGCTCTACCTTGAACTTTACTTGAGTCGTATGGTTTATATTCTCCCTTCTCGTCAACCTCTCTGTATAACATCGCCATTAACAAATTCATCTCCTTCTTCTTCTCTGTGGGGGTTTTGGATAGGTAGGTATCAATATCGATAAACTCACCAAATGTTAGGTTTGGTAAGTCCAAGAACTTATATGTCTTACCATTAAATTCTATAATCTGTTTGAACTCGTTGGAGTCCTTCATTAAGAAGTTTGATAACTCTGTGGTGGCTTTAACAATCTCCATCGCATCTGTGTTCTCTATCTCTTGTTCTGTTAAACCAGTAACCATAGACAAGAGTTTGATGGAGAACTCACGCTCGTCAGTCCACTCTTGTAATAAGATTAGTTTAGACCACATTTCAACTGTAGGAGTTTCTACTTTGTATTTTTTACCTTTATAATTTAATTCCATATCTATAATAAAATATCTTTTTTAATTTTTTTATCCACAACTCTTTGATTATGTCTTTGTGTCTTATTATCTGCCCATCTACAATTATTAGGTTCATAGTTTCCGTTGGGGTCTATTCTATCAATAGAATATCCGTTAGGTCTCGTAC